ACGAGTTAATTCTCAATGGAAAGATGGTGAACAATTTCTTCTTGAACATGATTCGTGGAATTTAAAAATTATTCCTGCAATTACTGGCTCTGAAGCTGCTATTGAATTTACAATAAACGGAAATACCATAACCACTAATTATTTTCCATTCTTTAATGATGAATATACTCAAATAGTAATTCAAAAGACTACATCTGGTAGTTTTGATGTATTTGATTTATATGCAAAAGAGGGATATAATGAAAGAATACGAAACTTTGGATCTGCATCAATTGCAATACCTATTGGTAGTAATGATTGGGATACTGTAGATACTACCTTTATAATAGGTTCTTCATTTAGTGGTTCATTAGATGAATTTAGATTATGGAAAACTCCATTAGAAGAAAGTGTTATTGAGAATCACACATTAATGGGTGATGCAATTAATGGTAACAACTATTCCGCATCAACCGAAGATTTATTATTAAGATTTGATTTTGAATATCCAAAAAATTTAGGAGTAAATGAGGGATACCTACCAAATGTTGCAATTAATCAAACATATGGATTTACTAGTGCATCAGTTTGGGAGGGTTCTATTTCAGGATTTGAATCTATTACAGAATATCCATATAACTACCTAACATATGAACGAACTTCAACTGCACAAGTACCTTCAACTGGTTTTGGTTTTTCTAATAAAATAAGATTTGAGTCACAAACATTAAACGATTACTTAAAATTTGGTTCACATTCAGGTGTAACATCAAATGATAACTATGATGATTCGAATAAAATAGGATTATTTTTATCACCAACTCACGAAGTAAATATGGATATCATTCGTTCATTAGGTTCGTTTAATATCGATAATTATATTGGTGATCCAAGTGATGAATATAGAACACATTATCCATCATTAGATGAACTACGTAAATATTATTTCGGTAGATATACTCTAAATATGAGTGAATATATTCAACTTATTAGATATATTGATTCAAGTTTATTTTCTACATTATGTTCATTATTACCAGCACGTGTAGATAAGATGTGTGGACTATTAATACAACCTCACTTTTTAGAACGTAGTAAACAAAAGAAAACAAAACCAACTGGTGAATCAATTGGTAAAGAAGTTACTATTGATGTAAATGAAATTATTGAGGTTACTACTGATTATAACAATTTATGTGCAATAGTTGACACACAAGAAGATGTTTCGTTAGAATTAACTATAAAAGATTTATGTGCAGAAATTGATACTCGTGAAGAAACAATTTTAAGTGGTGATAATAAAGGATTGGATGCTGTTATTAATTATATGGATACTACTGAACTATCAGGTGAAACTCTATTATTAGATGGTAGTATTGAAGCAATAATTGAGACAGGAATTCAAGGTGAATATTTTAACAACTCACTTCAAACTGTCGGAATGGATCCAGACGGTATTACGAATGCAGGATTTGGTATTTATGCTGAAAATGGATATTCAATTCGAACATATTATACTAATAACAACTATATAACTCAATCAAGATATCAAGTTTATAAAGTTAAAGAGAAATATACGGTTGATATACCTATTACAGTTAGTGGTTCATTAACTACAGTAGAACCAACCGATTTTTTCAGATATAAAGTAACATTAATACCATTCCCATCAGGTGGTGCTGCACCTGCACCAAGTGTTGGAGGTAATATTGTAGAAGTAACACCATTAGATGGTTATTTTCCATCACATTATAGAAATGTAGGAGATTTATCATCTGGTATGCAAAATTCTTGGTATAATGGTTCTAAACAAACAGTTTTAACTACTGTAGATGGTGGTTCACCTGTGGAAACGTTTACAACTAATCCAAACTCATTAAGAGTAAATGATACTGGTAGAGGATCTGGCGAACCCATACTTGAAGTTGAATGATATTAGAGGTTGATTAAAATATTATTTTCTTATACTTATATACATGAAACACTATGTATATAAATTAGAAGATAAAAAAACTGGAGAGTTTTATTACGGAAGTAGAACTTGTAAATGTAAAATAGAAGAAGATAATTATATGGGTTCTATGAAAACATGGAAACCAAATAAAACAGAATTGGTAAAAACAATTATCAAGGATGATTTCAAATCACGTAATCATGCAACCATATATGAAAAAGAAATTATATTGGAAAATTATGAAAATCCATTAAATCGTAATTATAGTATTCCAAATACAGGGTTTTATGCAGGTGGTGAACCAGAAACAAATCCTAACTATGGAAAAAGACGTACACGCAAATGGAAAAAAGAACAACGTGAACGAATGGAAGAATATTATAAAACACATCCATATCCAAATGAAGGTAAAACCTTTGATAATAAATGGAGAAAAGGTATAAGTAAAACACGAATAGAAAATGAATTATCCAAAGGTAAAAATAACAACAACTATGGAAATGGTAAAACTGTATTACAATGTGATAAAGATGGTAACATTATAAAGGAATGGATAAGTGGTCATACTGCCGCAAAATACTTTAAAGTTGGAAAAGAGAATATTTACAGGTGTTTACAAGGAAAGAATAAATCATCTTGTGGGTTCACGTGGAGATATAAGGATTAATAAAATAAATTCATATTTATAACCATGATAACATTAATATTAAAAATTATAGTTTTACTATATTTACTGTCATGGTTGGTATATACAATATGGAATTTAACCATAGTCAAAGATTTCAAAGAATTTGTATCTATGCAAAGATGGTTTTTTGTAGTTACGTTCTTGGGAATAATTGGGATATCAACAGAATGGATTCTATTTTTTCCTGCCTGGTTTTTGAGAAAATCAAAATATAATATATTTTGGTGGTGGTTAGATGATTCAAGAAAAGATATAACTAGACCAAGTGGATGGGCACATGATTATGAAGTTCATTTAAATGGTAGAGAGGAAACTATATGGATAGCATATGGTTGGCATATGAGAAATAAGGTTTGGAATTTACAATCATATTTTAAAGTAAAACCACAAACGATAACAGATGGAAATCAAAACATTGTTATAACTAGAATGATTGAAGATACTCTCACCGATGGAAATTTAAACAAACTCGATGTAGATGGTAAGTATGGTCAGTTTGCAGGATTGAAATATTGGAAAAATGGAGTAAGCACATGGCAAACGATGAATGGTGAAGAAATTTCTTATGATAAATCAATTATAGGAAAGGGGTTTTACTTTTATATAAATGGTGATCAACCAATAGAAGATAATCAATTAAATTGGACATATACTTCATGTAAATTAGTAACATTTCTATTTTTCTGGAAACGATGGAGAACAATACAAATTGGAATGAAAAGTAGAGGATATTCAAGACAATTAAAATATCAAAAACCAAAACCTTGGAAAAAATACTGAAAAAGTAAAAAACATATATTTATTAATACATAACTAAAACAATATAACACAAAATGGCATATTTGGACAATACCGAAATCACGATTGATGCAATCCTTACCAAAAAGGGTAGAGAGAAGATTGCTGCTGGTCAAGGCCTTAATATTACTCAATTCGCACTTGGTGATGATGAAATAGATTATACATTGTATGAACCTGCACATCCGTTAGGTTCTGCATATTATGATGCTGCAATAAAAGCGATTCCTATTACTGAAGCATCTCCTGATGAAACACAAGTATTAAGATATAAATTAGTAACTTTACCAAAAGGAACAACAAAGATTCCTTTAGTACAATTTGGTGTACCATCAATCTCGGTAAGCCAAAAATCAGGTCAAGTATCATTAACACCGACAACTTCACCATCTGGAAACAGAGTGGCTGGATATACTCTTGTATTAGCTAATAAGAATGCAGGACAAATTGTTGGTATGGGTAATACTGCAGGAAGTGGAACTGTTCCAGTTTTCTTAGGTGATGAAATCACAACTACAGCAGCAGTTGAAAGAGGAACTTCATTTACATTCATTCCAAATCCAAGTATTACACAAACTGTAAAAACAACTATTACTGTATATGGTAACGAAACTGGGGGTTCACAAACTATTCCTGTAACCGTAAATTATATTAGTAATACAATACGTACAAGTAGATAATTAAAAAGAAACAAATAACATGGCACAAATAACAGGTCAAGCCGGAACTAATTTATCCGCAGAGCTTCAGAAATATTTAAATTCAAACCCAGGTAGTTATACGTCTGAACAATTAAGTAACATTATCAACAGTTACTTAACGGGTGGGGATAAATTAGCAGCACAAGGTGGTTCGGTTAATACCGGTATTTATAAAAGATTCGGTGAGTTTGATCAAATTTCAGGAAAAGTTGAAGTAGTAACGACTGGATTATGGAGTGGAGATATTGGAAGTTTAACATCATTAAATATGTTTACTTCATCTATTCAAGAAGAATCTCCAGCGGGTGCATATTACACAAACGTATATAATACAGCTGCAACATCTTCGGTACAATTTGCAATTGCATATGGTCATAGATTAGGTTCAGGTTCTGTTTCACTTGAAATTGATGATAATTCAACATTAGCAACAAAAGCTACATATGCTCAATATCGTTCAATTCTTTTAGATCAGGATGATGAAAAATTTACATTTTTATCTGGGAGTAGAGAGGGTTTACATGATTCCGATGATATATATGTAATTAATATTGCACGTGCAAGATATAGAGAATCTATGGATGCTGGAAACTGGTCACTTAGTTTAAATGGTGTAAAATTTATTGATGATAGTGGTAAAAAATTCTCGGATACTGCAGGAAAGGCTGGTAGAGTATTTAATGTTGTAGAGGGTGATTTAAATCTAGGAACAGAAAATGAAGCTTCTATTATAAGCACAATTGATCCAACAACTGAACAAGGATATGGATTATTCTATCCTGATATGGGAATGATGGTATTAAATCCAACTGCGATTGAATCAAGAGCAAACGTAACTGTAAGAGATTTAGCTATAACTGCTGAAGGGTATAATCATAGAAAACTATATGATGCGATTATATCGGGTAGTGATTTCCAAGCTCGTAGAACTGAAAATATATCAACTGCACATTATTTCGTAAGAGCAACAAACCGAGAGTATAATTTTTCTAACAACCCTACTTTCACAACTGGAAGTGATGGGACATTTGTTGAATCATCTTTCGAACGTGATCCAAAAACTTACATTACAACCGTAGGTTTATATAACGATGTTAGTGAAATGTTAGCTGTTGCTAAAACTTCACAACCGATTCCGAAGTCTTTTGACAAGGAGATATTAATCAAGGTGAAGTTGGACTTTTAAGAAAACTTTATAAAAGTTAAACTAGATAATGAACGTTTTAAGAAGTTTCTTATACTTATAGGTGTAAGAAACTTTTTTCATTATGAATAATAAAATAAAATGCAGGATTTGCAACAAGGAACTTGGTAGACAAGGATTATCATTGCATTTAAAAACACATGATACTACGTTTAAAGATTATTTAGAAAAATACTTGGATGATTTTGATGATTTTCAAAAGTGTGAAACGTGTGGTAAAACGTGTAAACGTAATAAGAAATTTTGTTCACGTAAATGTACTACTGAATGGCGAAAAACACTAGTAGGTGAAAATGGTTTACGTTATGGTGCAACAATGAGTGAAGAATCCAAACAAAAAATTAGTGAATCCCAAAAACAAAGATTAAAGCGGGATGGTCATCATTTTCTTGGTAAAACTAGAACAGATGAATATAAGAAAAAAATGTCAAAGGTTATGACTGGTAAATTAGTTGGTGAAAAAAACGGTATGTACGGTAAACCACATACACCAGAAGCAATCAAGAAAATATTTTCACATAAAAAGATGAATAAGTTAGAAAAGAAAGTTGCTAAATATTTAGATTCTAAAAATATCGATTACACCTTTCAGTTTTTTATCAATGAAGATGATATATGTAAATCATATGATTTTAAATTTGATAATATTATATTAGAAGTACATGGTGATTATTGGCATGGTGGAAGTGGAGTTAAAAAACACCACTTTGATGTTGATAATACAATTAAAAACGATAAACTAAAAAAGAAGATTGCAGAAGAACGAGGATATACCGTAAAAGTTGTGTGGGAACATGATTTGAAGAACGATGTAACTATTCTCGATAATTTAATTTCTTAATATTTATAAGAAGTAATACATCATTATGTTCAAACAGATATCAAAATCACATATTTCAACTAGAAATTTCCAAGTATATAAGGAATGGACTCTGCATACAAGTGATAGTACTGCACCACCAATTATTCATGCTTACAATGAAACTACACTATTCGATCCGGCTACTTCAAATAATGTTCTTCAATATAATTATAATCAAGAAACAAGAACTTATGTTACTGGTGCACTAGATGATATCATATACACATATCCATTGTGGCGTTCTATAAAATCAAAATATTATTCTGCGAATGGTAATGTATTCAATCAATATGGATTAATGGAAAATCCGTATTATTATACATACGATAGACAGATACAAGATGATATTTATGTAATTGATATAGCACAAATACAATATGGTGAACAAATCAAACGTGATAGTGTTAGACTTACTGATCATACTAATGGGGTTGTCTATGTAGATGATAAATGGGGAAGATTGAAATCTGATAGAGATTCATATTTGTTTATCGAACTCGATGCGGAAGATATGATAATGACGTTTCGTTCAATAAACTATATTGGGGGTGAAACTGATTATGACGTGACAGTTTCGGAATTAGATATGAATACTGGTATTGGTGTATTCACATGGGATGTTACCGATAATTATGTTGTTTTTAAAATTGATTTTCAAACCAATTTAATAGAAATGGCAGAACCATTTTATTTAGGTGATGATGAATTGGATCAAATCGTTGTGGGGAATGTATTTTATGATGATGGATTAATTGTTATAACAAATCCTCTTAGTGGTTCATTAAGTGGTTCAGTCGATTACACATTAGAATATCGTTCGGTTCAAACAATACATGAAACCGAAATATTAGTGAGTGCATGCCCAGGTGAATTTAACTATTCACAAAATCCATCTGCAGTAGATGTATTTTTGGAAAATACAACATCATTCACTTCATCAGCAATATATTATGATAGTCTTGGATCAGAAATGTTAATTAAAGAAATTCAAGATATTAGTAGAGTTCCATTTTTTTATGGAACAACTGGTTCTGCAACTGGTTCTTGGGATGACTATGATACCTATCAAACAACAGATCCAACTGGATCATATATAACAACATATATTTCAACAATTGGTATATATGATGATGAAATGAATATGGTTGCAGTTGCTAAATTACCAACACCGATTAAAAACTTACCTGATTATGATGTTAACTTTTTAATTCGATTAGATTTATAATTATGACAATACCTACATGGACATACCAAACAACACCTGTAACTGAAATAACTGATATGCCGGAAGATGTTTTGGGATTCGTATATTTGATAACTGCCTCTAACGGAAAAAAATATATTGGAAAGAAATCCTTATTCAGTGTCCGAAAAAGAAAATTCGGTAAAAAGGAATCTGCACTAATAACCGATAAACGTAAGAAACTTTACGAAATGGTTAAAAAGGAATCTGATTGGAAAACTTACACAGGATCCAATAAGGAACTTAATGAAGATATCACAAACGGAGTTGAATATAAAAAAGAAATATTAGAATACGCATTTTCAAAAAAACAATTAAGTTATTTAGAAACTAAGATGTTATTTTCACATGGGGTTCTCGAAACAGAAAATGAGTATTATAATTCCAATATAAATGGCACATATTATCGAAAAGATGTGATATAATATTTTAACAAAACTTTAACATTTAACCTTTGGATATCCAAGGGTTTTTTTGTATATTTGACTATAATGATTAAGAGAGAGATATGAAAGATACACAAAAAGAACTTACAGTTGATGAATTTATCAAATGGTTACAACAGTTTCCTGGTGAAACAAAGGTTAAAGTTGGTGTCCAAGAACAATCAGGTGGTTATGAGTCTTATGGGCCTGTTAAATTTGTAACACCTGTCTTACATGATATTACACAAGATTTTTCATCAGATTGTGGTGATGGTTGGGAATATAACGATTGGGAGAAAAACCAATTTTCAGATAGTAAAGAAAAAACTTTAGATTTAGGAGAAGCATGTTAGGAAAACAATACAAAGTGATATCACCAAACGGAGAAATAATTTCAGTTGAGGAATATATGAAAACTGATGATTATAATGATAAATTAGAGCAACAAATTAATGATTTCATTACCAATAAAAAGGAAAAGGAATTAATTGAATTAATTAAAAAAAGAAGTAATGAAAAAAATAACTCAAGATCAAATTGATCAACAAATGGAATCCGAATATGCACAGTATTTAGAGGAATGTGGTGATTGGGGGAGATAATTAAAATATAACTATTATGATAAAAGATATACCAGAGGTAATCGATAAAGAATCAGCCGTACGATTTTTGAAATGGTATGAAGATACATCAGCCACATATCTTTACTTAGCACACTTTCCAAGTTCACGACCATTCCCAATTGAATATCCAACCGCCGGAAGTTTAAAAACTAAGGCAAACATAATTCTTGGTAAACATGAATTTCAACGTAAATACGAAGAATTAAAACGTGTATATCCAGGATTGACAATTGAAAAATATAATAGTCAAAGAGAAAAATTAGGAATATCATGAATAACGAAATAATTACAGATATAGAAAGTTATGTAGGTAAAGAATGTTTTTGGGTTGATAAGGTAACACACAAAAAGACTTACGATGGAAGAAAACTCGGAATATGCACACGTGAGGGAATACACTCTTTATATAAAAAACCTATAGTTTGGTTCGAAAAACCATTTTTAGGATTTTGTTGGCAATATAAATCAGATGTTAGATTGTAAAAACTTTAACATAACTTTAACATTTGAAGTTTGGTATTCTACCACTTTCTTCGTATATTTACTATGTAATAATGATTAAAACAAAGGATATGAAAGATTTCAAAAATACCAAAACTTCAAAAATCTTGAAAAAAAGATGGATGGGTAAAGATATGGAAACGTATTTTGAAAATAAATCTAAAGTATTTTTATTAAACCTAAAAAAATAAAATAATGAAAAATTTCAGAAAAGTATTCAAAATTATCTTTATATTGGCATTCATATTGGTTTTAGCCCAAATTACCCTATATATCTTCTTAGGATATAATTTATTATCGGATCCAGAGGGTTCTGGTGAACACGTTGGTAAATTTTTAGAAGGTGTAACTAAAAACATCAAGTAATGAAAATAGCTATAACAATCAGAGATAATGATTTTTGGAGTACATATACATCCGTACTTAAAATAATCAATCAGGCATATAAATGGAGATTGGATTCTAATGAAGAACTTGATGTAACGGATAGAGAATCCTTAATAACTATGATTGATGAATTATCATACGGGTGTTATTTATCATTTCAACATGGAAAACCAAGTGAATCTACACGGAAATACCTTAAATTACGTGATAATACAAGTAAACTTCAACAATTATATATAAATGAAGAAGTTGATGAAATGATCAAAAATGGTGGGCCAAATGGGTGGTTTAATGGTGATGTTTTTATTTTGGATACCGATTTAGATTATCCAAATAATGAGTGTGTTTATATAATGTAAAAATAAAATAATGGAAGATCAAAGAATTTCGTACAAAACAGGTATGTTGATTAAAGAAAAAGGTTTCAATTGGGATACCGATGAATTTTTTACATCATGTAAGAAACATTACAGAACATCTGCACCTGATTATATGAGTGAGAGAAACGCTTGGTCGAATTGGAATAATGGATATGGTTCATATCCAACAAGAGCAGAAGAAGTTGATTGTTCCGCACCAACTCAAACCATGTTATCAAGATGGTATAGAGAAAAACACAATATCGAGGTAGTTGCAATGAGAGCAGATGATTTTCCTTGGTATAAATATAAAATTAGTGAAATAACTCCAGAGGGAAAGGATGTATTATTAACTGGGTTCGAGTTTAAAACAAATGAAGATGCATTGGAAGAAGGTTTGTTAAAGGCCGGAAGTATAATTAAAAATAAAACCATATAAAATTAAAATGACAAGAAAATTAGCAAGCATACAAATAATAAAAGATATCCAACCCATTAAAGGTGCTGATAATATCGAACGTGTCCGTATTAATAACTGGGATGTGGTATCTCAAAAAGGAAATTTCAAAGTAGGTGATTTATGTATTTATTTTGAAATCGATTCATTCCTTCCAATCCGAGAGGAATTTGAATTTCTTAGAAAATCATCTTACAAAAAAATGTTGGATGTAGAGGGATTTAGATTAAAAACAATTCGATTGAGAGGACAAATATCACAAGGATTGGCGCTACCAGTATCAGTATTAGGTGATTTTGGTTGGACTGCATATGAGGGATTGGATATTACTGAAAGATTGGGAGTACTCAAATATGAAGCACCAATTCCAATGGAATTAGATGGTGAGGTAAAAGGCAAGTTTCCATCGTTTATTCCAAAAACTGATGAAGAACGGATTCAGAATCTTACAGAAAAATTTGAAGAATGGCGAGATGCTGGTATTCTATTTTATGAATCTGAAAAATTAGATGGTATGTCTACAACATATTATTTAAATGATGGTGAATTCGGTGCATGTGGACGAAACTGGGAATACCTAGATATAGAGGGAAATACGTTTTTCAGAGTTGCAAGAGAATTGAAACTCGAAGAATCATTTAGAAGTAACGGATGTAACCTCGCAATTCAAGGGGAGTTAATAGGTGAGGGAATTCAAGGAAATCCATATAAAATTAAAGGACAAACTATTCGATTATTTAATATTTTTGATATTGATAATCAAAGACGTTTGACGTTTGATGAAATGTGGGCAACTACAACAATGGTATTTGATAAAGTATCAACCGTTCCAGTTGTAAACAACGCATTTAAACTTCCCGATACAATTGATGAATTATTACAATATGTAGAAGGTAAATCTGTTTTGAATAACCAAACAAATCGTGAGGGTAGTGTATTTAGAAGTTTAGATGGAACTATTAGTTTCAAAGTAATATCAAATACATTTTTGTTAAAAAATGAAAAATAGTATATTAAATTTTAACAAAACTTTAACATTTCAAGTTAGGTATTTATGATAACATTTCGTATATTTACTATGTAATAATGAGAGAGTTAAACCCTAAAAAATAAAAATTATGGACTTCACAAGATTTGACAGACACGAAAACATGAGTGGTGAAACACGAGGTAAAATAATGAATATTATATCAGAAATTCCAAGAGGTAATGACGAGTTGAAAAACTCAATGTATGGATTGTTTGATGGTTATTTATACGATGATACTTTAGAAATAAGTAAAAACCTATCCAATGAATTACAATCGAAAATCAAAGAGGTTATAGATGAAGTATCAAACTACCCAGTAGTAGTTTATGAAGAATATTAAAAAAATTGAAAATTATGAAAAACAAGAAAATAGAAGATATGTCAATTGAGGAATTATTGGAAGAATTGAGAAATTCCCAAGGCCCAGGAGATGCTCTTATGGAAATAACACCAAATGGCACTAGAGTTACTATTGGTAAAAAAGATAAAAAATAATTAGGATAATTGGATTAAAAGTCGTATATTAGTATAAATTTCAAAAGTTTTATGCTATCACATCACGATAAAGTAAAAGTTTCGTCTATTTTAGATGAACTATTAGGTGCTCATACTCTATTAAAAGAGAATGAGCATGTTCATTATTGTCCATTCTGTCACCACCATAAGAAAAAGTTAAATATTAACTTAGAAAATCAAAAGTGGCATTGTTGGGTATGTGATGCTAAAGGTAATAAGATTTTTTATTTACTAAAACGATTAAATGCAGAAAAATCACATCTTTCAGTAGTTAAAAAAATATATGGTGATGATGATAACGTATATCTGCCTAAAGAAGAAATTCAATTTGATTTACGATTACCGAAAGAATTCAAATCTTTATTAGTTGAACCAACTGGATTTAATCCAATTTACAAACATGCTATATCATATGTTAAAAAACGTGGTATAACCAAAGAAGATATTATCAAAAATAACATTGGTTACTGTGATAGCGGTATATTTAATGGTCGAATTATAATTCCATCATACGATAAGGATGGTAAATTGAATTATTTCATTGCAAGAACTTTTTTTGATAACGAAGATTACAAATATAAGAATCCAGTAGTAAGTAAAAATATAATACCTCTCGAAAACCAGATAAATTGGGATGAACCAATAACGTTAGTCGAGGGGATTTTTGATGCGATTGCTATAAAACGAAACGTAATACCACTTTTTGGTAAATTTATCCCAAAAAAATTACAAGATGCCATCATAATGAATAAAGTTAAAGAAATGAAAATCATGTTAGATGGTGATGCACAAAAACAGGCATTATGGTATGTTGATTATTACTCAAAACAAGGCATAAAAGTTACAAATATTATACCAACCGATAAAGATGCAAGTAGTATGGGATTTGAAACCGTAAATTCGGTAATCAAAAATACAAAACCAACTACATTCGCAGATATAATTAGTC